TGGAGCAGTGCATTGAAATCGACTATACTGCCGAAGAGCCTATCAGCGCATCACGGCTGTTCCGTGTGTACCTGCATTGGGCGAAAGAGAACAACGAATATGAAATGTCCGCAAATAAATTCGGACGTGAGATTACGAAGAAAGTGCCGGACAAGCAGAAGACAGCGGCAGGTGTCATGTACAAGTATATCCGCTTCACGGATTACGCAGAGCATCTTGAGCCACAGAGGTCTTTCAGCTACTCCGATTTCACATAACACAGGGCGGCTTGCTACGGTGAGCCGTCTTTTTCTGTTGATGTAGGAATTTCGTTCATTTTAGAAAACTTTCCTATACATCTTCTCTTATAGGTACTTTTCTATAATTCCCTATTTTCCACCTTAAAAAAAGTAAAAAAATATATAAAAATGTATTGACAATACAAGAAAAGGGGAGTATAATAGGCTTGTAATCAGATAGGGAAAGGAAAATCCTAAACACCAGAAAGGGAAAGCAAAGATGTTTAAGAAGTTTATCGAAAGAATTATTGCGGCGAAGGACAGAGAGGACGCTATTCAGAATGTGTTTTACGGCACGGTATGGAATGATGACGGTAGCAAGGTTATTCAGTACGGAATCGACATTGCGTATCAGCACGACAAGATTACGTGGAAAGAGCATCAGATGCTTTTGAATCTGATTGAAAAGATGGCTTAAAACAACGGGGGGAAGCAAAGATGTTCAAAGGGTTTATGATTGCACTCATTAAACGGCACTGGTATTACGCAGAAGGCTCGCTTGAGAAAATGAGCGAGCAGGAAGTCCGGGAGATTTTTGAAAGCCTGCTTGACTGGCTTGAGGGATAAGGGGAGACAAGATGAACGAACTGAAGACAGCTTGGGAATATGGCAAGCAGATTGTGGAAGATTACAAGAGGGACGGCGAGCCCGTCCCTCAGTGGGTCGTTGATAAACTGATTGAGATTGCGGAAGCAATAATGAAAGGGGAAGACAAATGAAGCTTTTGAAAGTGTTCTTTGGACTGTGTGCAGTTGTGGGATTCTTCGTGCTTGCTTGTGCGGCGAGTACGTTGGACTATCCCGGCAGTATCGCTGTTTCAGATGGGCAGTTGTTCATCGCGGCTATTGTAGGGGCTGTGATGTGCTTCGCCGGAATCGGCGGAATGAAAAGCTTGGAGGAGGATAAAAGATGAGAGATTTGATTGACAAGGAAGCCGTTCTGCGTGGTCTTGATGGGATGCTTCCGGCAAAGAGGGACGATGAATATCAAGGTGGCATTGCGGCGGGGCTTGCGCTTGCAAAGGTGAGGATTGTGTCAATGCCGTCTGCCGAAAAGATTACAGAGCAGGAACTGATTGATGAAGCGAAGCGGCGTGGATATGTGATATTCAAGCGCAAAGAGTGGGTGTCGCTGTTAAGATGTCCGGTCTGCGGTCGAAAGCCGTTGGAGTGGGGTGATGCCTTTAGCGTCTATTATGAATGTCAGAACGGTTGTTTGACAGGCGGAAAAGGAAATCGAAGACAGGCAAGAGTTCTGTGGAATAAGGCGGTGGAAGAGTATGAAGGATGATTTAATCAGTAGGCAGGCGGCAATCAAAGCAATTGAGAATATGCAGGACTGTTACAACGGATTTAGCGATACATACGACAAGGCGTGCATCATCGGAGCGTTAGAAGAAGTGCCGTCCGCACAGCAAGACTATGATTTCTCCGGCTACTCTGACAGACTGTGGAAATCGGCATACGAGCGAGGCAAGGCTGAAGCACAGCGGACAGGGTTGTGGGTTGTTAACAGAGATAGCACAGGCTGTATGTATGGCAGATGTACAAGTTGCGGAATGAAACAGTATGCAGGGCGCACTAAATACTGTCCGAACTGCGGAGCGAGAATGGAGGGGCAGGAATGAGCAAAGAAGAAATCAAAGCACTTGCGTTTGATCTGATCGACAATGCGATTAAGTGTCCGTATGACTACACAGACGAGAACCGCGAGGACTTGCTCACGCTCGGTGCGATATTTGGGATCATATCAGCGGTTGATGCAATTTGTAAAAAGGAGGGGCAGGATGAACAGAGCTGAATATCGCCGTCAGAAGCGGCAGGAAGAAAAGCAGTCGTCAAGATTTTGGGTGACACAGGCGGAAGTCGAGCGCATGGCAAAGCAGACGGCTTATGAGATGTTTAAGAAGGGAATGCTTGAGTTTCGGGATAAGGAAAAGGATCTGTTGATCGACGACGTTCGGAAGGTGCTGAATCTGTATCAAGCGATCTGGCGTGATGTGCTCGGTGACATGGGCTTGCTGACACGGGAGAACATGCAGGAAGTACAGGAGCGTGTGAATGCGATATGGGCGGAGCTTGATTCGCTGATCATGAACAACGACCAGTATGAGCTTAGAAAATGGTGCGGAAAAATAGGTGCTGATCCCGATGATTTCGGGATTTTGGAAAGACCCGGCACGCCGGAAGAATTGGCTGAAATATATCTTGATTTAGGGGAGGATGAATGATGAGCGATTGGAGCATTACACAAGGGGCAAGGCTTCGGGAGCTTCGGATGAAGAAAGGTTTTTCTGTGTCGTATATTGCGAACAAGATTGATTGCGGCGAAGCGTCCATATATCGTTGGGAACTGGGGCAGTGCGCGCCAAGACATAAGTTCCTGCATGACATGGCGTTCCTGTATAATGTGTCTGTGGAAGAGATTTTGACAGGTGTGACAGGTGTGACAGATAATAATGATATGACAGATGTGACGGATGCGACAAGTTCGAAGCCAACATTCAAGCCTGTTCCGATTGATTTCACGAAACCGTTCACGTTAGGGGGGACTCCGACTGCACAGCAAACTTCAGAGAAAACACCTGTAATAGAGCTGAAAGGCGCAGATGGAGGTACACAACCGATCGTTGAGTTTCGGGCGGATGGCATGGTGTTCGGGACGAAGTTTGATAAAAAGACGCAAGACCTGCTTGGAATAATGGCTACCTTGACTGGCAAGACGGAGAACGAAGTTTTTGATATCGCTGTACGAGAATATGCACAGTATGTGTTTGACTGGAATAAGGCGTTGGATGGGTTCTGCAATGAGTAAAGATATTCGCTGTTTTTTCGGGCGGCACATGTACTCCGACGAAGATATGGTGCTGAAGCTTATTTATTCAGACGAACAAAAAGTCAAGTTCAGCGTGAAAAAACGCTGTGTAAGATGCGGCAGGGTTCGCAAAGAAGTTATTGAGATTCCAAAGCAGGGGAAGGGCGTTCAGTAGAATGCCCTTTTTACCGTCTATTTTGCGCTACAATCGATTTTAATACAAAGCAGGTATAAATTATCAGCCAAACGCTTAAAACGCAAAATAAACGATTTTAGACGGCAGAAAAATACTATTGACAAAAACGAGCTGTCTGTGATATCCTTTCCGTATCAGAAAAGAGGTGGTCGCAATAAAGGATTTCGGGCAGGGGTTGAAAGCCGTCGAAGGGAACGAGGGCGATAAGTGTAACTATTCTACAAGGCTTGACACGTATGGCTGTGGCTGTTCGCACGATTGTTCGTACTGCTATGCAAAGAGCTTGCTTGACTTCCGCAAGCTATGGAACCCGAAAGCACCGTCTGTCGGGGATATTGCAAAAATCGGCAGGGATATTCGAAAACTGAAGCCCGGAACAGTTGTCCGGCTTGGCGGTATGACGGATTGTTTTCAGCCAGTTGAAAAGCTGTACAGGGTAACATATAAGACAATTCGCTTGCTGAATCGGCGCGGGGTTGAATATCTGATAGTCACAAAGTCCGCTATTGTCGCTGATGATGAATATATGGCTATCCTTGACAAAGACCTTGCGCACATTCAGATTACTGTCACAACGCTCGATGATAAACTTGCGGCGACCTATGAAAAAGCGTCTCCGCCGTCAGAGCGTGTGAAAGCGATTCTGAAACTGCAGGAAGCAGGGTATGACGTACAGCTCCGGCTGTCGCCGTTCATTCCGCAGTATATCGACCTTGAACAGCTTTCGGGGCTTGGTATCGACCGCTGTCTTGTGGAGTTTCTGCGAGTGAATTCGTGGATAAAACAGTGGTTTGATATTGATTATTCGGAGTACACGCTTTCGCAGTCGAGTTATCTGCATTTGCCGCTTGCAAAGAAAAAGGAATATATCAGCAGGATAAAAGGATTCAAAGAACTGTCTGTCTGTGAGGACGAAAGCACGGCGTATGAATATTGGAAAGAGCATTTTAATCACAATCCGCAGGATTGCTGTAATTTAAGGAGGAACAATGGAACTGAAGATTGAATATCTGAACAAGGAACAACTGAAGCCGTATGCAAATAATGCAAAACTGCATCCGGCGGAGCAGGTGGAGCAGATTAAAAAGAGCATTGAAGAATTCGGATTCAATGACCCGATTGCTATTTGGCACGACAACGAAATAATTGAAGGTCATGGCAGGTTGCTTGCTGTTATGGAAATGCCGGAAATTTCAGAAGTGCCCGTGATTCGGCTTGACGATTTGACCGACGAACAGCGCAGGGCGTATATGCTCGCACATAACAGGTTGACAATTAATAGTGATTTTGATTTTGATGTCTTAAACGAAGAGCTTAAAGCAATCACAGATATAAAAATGGAAGATTTTGGATTTATTATTAATGATTTCGACCCTGTAGAAATTTTCGGCGATATTGATTCAAATGACAATACAGTAAAAAGCGGGATGGAGACAGAGGCAGTTGGCAAGAAAAAAATTCAATGCCCGCATTGCGGCAAATGGTTTGAGGTATGAAAATATTTCTTGCAGGAAGCGAGCCAACAAGGCATAAGATGCATTTAGCTTTAATAGGAGGGATTAATGAAAATTTTTAGCGGGGGTCGCTCCGTGGCGTAACGAAGGAGAGTACGACCCTATAATACGCCAATATAAGCCCTATATCTTGGAATCGTTTTATTATGTGGATAAAGATACAGAGCGTCTGTTGCCGTATTACGGAGATTTTTTGCTTGATTCTGGTGCGTTCACATTTATGCAGAATAGTAGAGCACACGCAGATTGGGATGAATATCTAGAGCGATATGCAGGTTTTGTAAACAAAAACAAAGTTGAAAAGTTTTTTGAATTAGATATTGATTCCATCGTTGGATATGAACAAGTAAAAAAGTATAGAAAAAAACTTGAACAGTTAACAGGAAAGCAATGTATTCCAGTGTGGCATCGAAACAGGGGCTATTCCGAATATCTAAGATTATGTTCGGAATATTCTTATATAGCAATTGGCGGCATTGCTGTTAAAGAAATTCAAAAAAAAGAGTATCCTGTGTTTGCAAAAATGATAGAAGACGCACATAATAAAAAATGTAGAGTACACGGCCTTGGATTTACACAGTTGTTCGAATTAAAAAAATATAAATTTGATTCCGTAGATTCAACTGCGTGGACAGCGGGGAATAGATTTGGATATTTGTATTATTTTGATGGAAGGACAATGAAAAAAATATATCCCGATAAAGGTAACAGGATTATAAAGCCAAGGGATGCCGCTCTTATAAATTATACTGAATGGATTAAATTTCAGAAGTATGCAAAGGAGAATTTATGAACAAAGAAATTGTGTATCGTGTAGAAGACGGAATGGATAGAGAAAAAATTCTTTGCACCACGTATCAAATGCGAAATTTCTATCAACAGTTTCACGATGGATTTTTCTCGAATCTTGATGTAATGAATTACATTCAGCATTTTGCCGCCGCTCAAATGGCAAAAAAAGACGCAAACGTTATTGATGTATGTTGCGGAAGATCGCTTATGCTTCCCCTGCTCCGTTATTATGCAAAAGATATTAATAGTTACACGGGCGTTGATATTTCTATAACAAATATTAAAGAAGCTATGCGAGGAGCAAGTAAGAAATTACAGCCGGGCGAATATAAGACGTATTATCCTTTTAAGGTTGAATGGAAAAACGGCAATGTCGCCGAGATGTCAAAAGCGTTCCCTGCTGATTTTGCTGATTTTGTAATTTATACGTCCGCGATTGAACATATGCACCCTGACGATGGAAAACAGTCATTAATTGAGTGCTACAAAATTATGAAATCAGGCGCAAGAATGTTTTTATCTTGTCCAAATACGCCGGGGAATGGCTATAATACTCAATACAGAGCGCACGTGTATGAATGGGGATATAATGAATTAAAGAATGTATTACGTGAAATCGGATTTAATATCAAGCAAGAGGTAGGGCTTGTGATGGGAGCAAGAGATATGGATGAGTTTTATAAAACTCAACCCGAAGAAATTCAGCAGTTTTATAAAACTATGAAAAATTACGTGCCGACAACTTGGTTGACGGCAATAATGAGTATTCCTTATCCGCAGGTATCAAAAGAAATTCTATTTATTGTGGAGAAATAATATGATTAAAAATATTCAGAGTATTAAAAAAATCGTAATGAAGCCTACTGCAATTACAAAATGTCAGATAGGACAGGATTGGTATAAACACGAGTTTGTTATTGAATTCGTTCCAGATAACTTCTATCCAGATTATATGGAGGAAGAATCTTGGATTATGAATAATATTGATGGAAAGGAGTTAAATATCGAAGATGCAGTAGACGTCTTATATAAACATCTTGAAGAACTTTATGCGCCTAAAGAACTGCATATTATTGATAACATCATAGGGAATAAGGTTCATTTTGATGTAATTGCCGAAAAGTAAGAAAATAGCAGTTATGCAAAATCCTGCTATAAAAAATCCTACGGAGGTAGAAAGTTATGAATGAGTTGGTATTAGGCATTGAGGTCATTGTTGTTTTTTCGCTACTGCTGTTGGCGCATAAGTTCTTCAAAAAAGAAGGCGTGATTGCGTGGGTAGCAATCGCAACGGTTTTGGCAAACATTATCACGGCAAAGAATGCAATGATTTTCGGCTTGAGCACGGCAATCGGAACAGTTATGTTTGCATCAACTTTTTTGGCGACGGATATCCTATCTGAATGCTATTCAAAAGAGGATGCAAAGAAAGCGGTCTATATAGGACTGTGTTCAAACATTGTTTTGATTATTGCTACGCAAATTGCTCTGCAGTATATTCCAAGTCCGTTTGATTATGCGAACGAAGCAATGACTACGCTTTTTGCCTTAAACCTGCGAATCAGCCTCGCAAGCGCGGCAATGTACTTTATCGCAAATATGGCTGATGTGTATATCTTTAACAAAATCAAGGAACGGATGAATGGCAAAGCTTTGTGGTTAAGAAATAATGTGTCAACTATTCTTTGCAACTGTATCGAAAACTTTGGTTTCATAGGGCTTGCGTTCTGGGGCATCTATGACGTGCAGACCATTTTAACGATTGCTGTCAGCACGAGTATTATTGAGCTGATTGTCGCATTGCTTGATACTCCGTTCCTGTATATTGCGAGGAGAATCAATAGATGTTTGAAAAAGTAAATCCAAGTCACCCGGATAAGATAGCAGACCGCATTGCAGGGGCGATTGTAGACCTTGCGTATAAGAAGCAGGAGAATCCAAAGTGCGCTGTGGAAGTGTTGATCGGACACGGCAAATGCAATATTATTATTGAGGCGTCTGTGGATTTTGATGTAGAAGAAATCGGTGCTATTGTTCGGCGTATTTCCGAGCAGGAAGATATTGTCGTAGAGACGAAGCTCGTTCCGCAGGACGAACATCTTGCTGATAATCAGTCCGGCAAGATGCGTTGTGGAGATAATGGCATCTTCAAGGGAATGCCTGTAACGGACGAGCAGAAAAGGCTGTCTTTGACCGTTCGGCATTTGTACGAGGAATATCCCACAGACGGCAAGTATATTATCAACGACAATCGGATCATTGCCTGTCAAAGCTGTGCGAAAGAGGATGATATAAAAGTATCGTTGATGAAACACAGCTTCTCGAAAGGCTCTATAAATCCGCTGGGCGAGTGGACTGGTGGAACGGACGTTGATACAGGCGCAACAAATCGTAAGCTCGGGTCGGATATGGGCGACGCCGTTACGGGCGGCGGTCTGCATGGGAAGGATTTGAGTAAAGCTGACGTTTCTGTGAATATCTATGCTCATATTCGGGCACAGCAGACGGGAGCTCCAGTTGAGCTATTCTGCGCTATCGGTGATGAATACGTGGACGGGCTTCCGTACTCTGCGATTGTAGAAGTGGCAAGGGATTATATTTTCAATCATTGCGGCGGATTTGAAAGATTCGCGGAGTGGGGGCTGATTTAATATGGCAAACGAACAAAATCTGATTCCGCAGGCGCATAAGCTAACAGTCGAAGAACAGTCGGCGGGTGGAAAAGCGTCCGGCAGGGCAAGGGCAGAAAAACGTGACTTGCGGAGAGCCCTTGAAGCCCTGCTCGAAAAAGAGTATACGGATAAAAACGGCAATACGCTGACAGGAACGGAAGCAATCACGGTCAAGCTGTTTGAACAGGCTATGAAAGGCAATATTCGGGCGTTTGAAACGCTCCGGGACACCGTCGGGCAGAAGCCCGTGGAAAAAGTTATGGTTGCGGAAGTTGAGCCGGAAGTGATTGACGAAATCGAAAAAGCGGTACTGGGAGAATGACAAGACAACAGGCGATTGAGTTTCTAACAACACGCCCTGCTGAATATGCAAAGATGCTCGGGTTCACAAGGCTCGGGCATCTGCATAATCAGTGGATTGTGGAAATGCTGACAGGGAAAGACGATAGGACGCTACAGGCAAGCCGTGAAACGTACAAGACAACGTGCGTTTCGATTGCGCTTGCCTTGATTATTATCCTGCTACCACGCAAGAAGACGCTGTTTATGCGTAAGACCGACACAGACGTGAAGGAAGTTGTCCGGCAGGTCAAGAAGATTCTGCAAGACCCTCACACGCAATATTTTGCCCGTGTTATTTATGGCGTGAATTTGGTGCTAACGACGCAGAACTCAACAGAAATCAATACAAATTTGTCCGTAGATACGAAGGGCACAAGTCAACTTGTGGCTATGGGTATCGGTTCGAGCCTTACAGGAAAGCACTTCGATTTCATCTTCACGGACGATATCGTAAACCTGCAAGACCGCATTTCAAAGGCGGAACGCGACAGAACAAAGCTGATGTACCAAGAGCTTCAGAACGTAAAGAACAGGGGCGGAAGAATCCACAACACAGGCACACCGTGGCATCCCGAGGACTGCTTCTCGATTATGCCTGCGGCAGAGAAATATGACTGTTACACGCCGGAGTTTGCTGTGATGTTTACGCCGGAGGTTCTTGAAGGGCTGAAAGCAAGTATGACCCGGAGCTTGTTTGCGGCGAACTACGAACTGAAACACGTTGCGGATGATGATGTGATATTCACAGAGCCGCAGACAGGCGCAGACCCTGCGCTTGCGGAGCAGGGCAACAGCCACGTCGACGCCGCCTATTATGGCGAGGACTACACGGCGTTCACGGCTGTGGCAATCCACGACGGCAAGTTCTATGTTTTCGGCAAGCTGTGGCGGAAGCATATCGACGACGTTATGGACGAATGCGTTATGTGGCACGAGAAGTTCCTTTGTGGAAAGATGTATAACGAGCTGAATGCAGACAAGGGATATGTGGCAAAGCAGTTCCGGCAAAAGGGGCTGAAAGTATCTACATATACAGAGCATCAGAATAAATATGTGAAAATCGTTTCCTACTTGAAATTCGAGTGGAAAAATGTTATATTCGTGTCGGGAACAGATGAAGCCTATATCAATATGATTTGCGACTACAACGAGAACGCAGAACACGATGATGCGCCGGATAGCTTGGCAAGCTTAATTCGTATTATGGGGCGACGCAAGGATGGCGCAGGGCAGTATCAATCAATCTTTGAGGGGTGAGTGCAATGTACACGTATCAAGACCTGCTTGCAGTAGGGGAGAACGAAGCGGAGCGAATGAATTTCGTGCGCTCGGCTATCAGTCAGCACAAAGACGGGGAGCCGTATAGAACGGCGTGGATTGCCGACCAGTACTGCAGGCACAGGAATGTGACTATCAATCAGTATCAGAAACTTTTGTACACAGTATCGGGGAGAGCTGTGCCGGACAGATGGGGCGCGAATTTCAAGATGGCGTGCCGACATTTCCATCGATTTATCACGCAGGAGGTTCAGTTCCTGCTTGGCAACGGCGTAGACTGGGAAAACACAGCAACCGCTGACAAGCTTGGGAATCAGAAGTATCCGTTTGACCTGCAGGTGCAGGAAGCCGCAAAACAGGCATTGATTGGCGGAGTGTCGTTCGGGTTCTTCAATCTCGACCACGTTGACGTGTTCAGCTTGCTTGAATTTGCACCGCTGTACGACGAAGAAAACGGAAGCCTGTCCGCCGGAATCCGCTTTTGGCAGATAGACGACAGCAAACCGCTTCGTGCTACGCTGTACGAAATTGACGGCTATACGGATTATATGTGGAACAAGCGGCAGACCGATGGCGAAAAGACGACCGACGACAGGGGCGAAATCCTGCACGAAAAACGCCCGTACAAGCTGAATATCCGAGCAAGCGTCGCTGATGGTGTGGAAGTGTTTGACGGGGAGAACTATCCCGGATTCCCTATTATTCCACTGTGGGGCAACGAAGAACATCAGTCTGAAATCGTAGGGCTTCGGGAGCAGATTGACTGCTATGACCTTATTAAAAGCGGCTTTGCGAACACGGTAGACGAAGCAAGCATTATTTATTGGACGCTTCAGAACGCAGGCGGTATGGACGACGTAGACCTTGCGAAGTTCGTTGAGCGGATGAAAACCGTTCACGCCGCAACAGTGGAAGACGACGGAGCAACCGCAGAGAGCCACGTTATTGAAGCCCCGTATGCGAGCCGGGAAGCATTGCTTGACCGCCTTGACAAAGACCTTTATCGTGATGCGATGGCATTGGATACAGACAACATCGCTTCGGGCGCAGTTACAGCCACACAGATTGAAGCCGCCTATGAACCGCTGAACAGCAAGACACACGACTTTCAGAATTGTGTGACGGACTTTATCAACGGCATTCTTGCCCTTGCAGGGATTGACGACAGCCCGAGCTATACAAGGACAATGCTGATGAACAAAGCGGAAAGCATTACAAGCATTCTGCAGTCGGCGCAGTATCTTCCGGGCGATTATGTCACGGAAAAGATTCTGACAATACTTGGCGACGGCGACAAGGTTGAAGAAATGCTGAAGAAGATGGACGAAGATGACCTTGACAGAATGAGCTCGTTTATCAGCGAACAGCAGACGGAGGAAGAAGTAAATGGCGACGAATCCGGCGAGGAAGGAAACGGACAGCCTGCTTGAAGAACTTGAAAAGCGCATAGCGAAGGAGTATTCACAGGCGGCTGAAGAACTGCAGAAGAAAGCGGACAAATACTTTGCCGAATTCGCAGAGCGCGACAAAGCGAAGCTTGCGCTTGTAAATTCCGGCAAGTTGTCACAGGAAGAATATCTGAAGTGGCGTTCGGGCGCAATGATGTACGGCAAGCGGTACACGGAAATGATAAACGACCTTACAAACACGGCTGTCAATGCAGACAAGGCGGCAATGGCTATCGTGAACGGCTCTTTGCCGGAAACGTTTCGTATCAATGCGAACTATGGAGCGTATGAGGTGGAGAGGGCGTCGGGTATTGATACGAATTTCACGCTGTACAACAAAGACGCTGTGGCAGACCTTATCAAGAATCAGCCCGACCTGCTTCCGAAGCCGAAGGTGGATATTCCTCTTGACAGGCGTTGGAATCGTCAGCATATGAATTCCGCTATTACACAGGGCATTCTGCAGGGCGAGGATATTCGCAAGATTTCAAAGCGACTGCGAGCTGTGACGGATATGGATAAGCGAGCCGCCGTCAGAAATGCTCGTACAATGACAACAGCCGCCGAAAACGCAGGTATTTTCCACAGCTATGAACGAGCCGAAAAGATGGGCATCAAAGGGCAGAAGATGTGGATGGCTACGCACGACAGCCGCACGCGAGATTCTCACGCTATGGTAGACGGCGAAATGCGCGACCTGCACGAAAAGTTCAGCAACGATATGCTGAAGCCCGGAGACGTAGAAGGCAGACCCGAGGAACGCTATAACTGTCGTTGCCGGATCGTCTATGTCAGCAACCGTTCACAGCTCAAGCAGTATTATGATGAGCAGAGCAAGAAGGTCGTCATAGACGGCAAAAGCTATGACGAATGGAAGCAGGAAAGCTATGACAAGTGGACGAAGCGGCACAAGAAAAAAGTTACGGCAGATATTAGACTTGAGGGAATAGATTTGAATATGTTTGCGAGCAAACTTGAAGATTATGTGAGCGGCGGTTATAATTTAGATTCTCTTTTATCAAATGCAGAGAAAGAGTATATTGCGAAAAACAGCACAGAATATGATCGCCCTATGTACAGATTGGAAGACGCTCGATACACAGCTGACCTAATAGACAATGATGAACTTGATGCTAATGATTTTAAGTTTAACGGTAGTTTTAGAAGTTTTACAAGAGACGGTGATGTAATCAAGAAAATGCTTGATGAAGGGTCAGATGACTATGCCGGTATCTATGCTCCTATTGTTTTTGAGACAGTTGGACCTACAATGCAGTTTAATATGGATAAGTATGCCACCGAGTATGCTGAAGCTCTTACCGACCAAAAAGAAAGTTTAGTTGGCGGAAAATTCTCTGTTATTGATGAGGACATTAGAAAAATACACGGAGAATTTATCAGATTTATAAAGATAAAACAGATTGATTTCTGAAAGGAAGAATAAAGATGCCGGGCGAATTCAAAGTCGAGCTGACTGACAACACGGACGAACTACGCAAACACGCGAATGAAGTCATAGAACGTGCCTTGACAGAAGTAGGGGATACTGCCGTCGGATATGTCGCAATGCTGACGCCCGTAGACACAGGCAGACTGCGAGCCAGTATTACAAAAGAAGTGCAGGGGCATTCCGTAGCAATCGGCTCGAATGTAGAATACGCTCCGGCTGTGGAGTTCAGAGAAAAGACAGCTTCCGGGAAGAAGGTTGAACATACCACGGGACAGGCACACTATCTGCGAGACGGTATTACGAATCACTTGGGCGAATACAAGCAGATTTTGAAGGAAAACTTGGAAGAGGGTTGACCGCCCTCTTTTTTTTGTAAAAAAGTATAAAAAAATTAAAAAAACCTATTTACAAAAGGGGGGAAGCTGTGGTACAATATATATGTAATAAGATAGCGGAAGGAAAACCGCACAAACCGGAAAGGGATTGAAGATGAAGTACAGCGAGTGCAATGCAAGACAGAAGAAAGCTTATATGAATATTTACCACGCCGCGAACTGGCTGATTGGTGGACTTGAGAACACGATGCTTGACAACCTGCCCGACAGCGAAGAGTACAAGAGCGCAAAGGCGACACTCGACGACCACGATGGGCTTGTAAACGAGCTTTACGAAATGGCAATTACGGACATTTACACGGACGGAATGATGCAGTTTGGCGCAAGCGCAAAAACGTTTTTGAAAGACGTGCGTTTCTGCGGCAAGGATTGGCTGATGGCACGTTGCGAAGCAAGAGTTAAAAAAGCAGGATATTGATAAAGATGCCGAGCCGGGGCGGCAAAGCCCCGGCAGAAAGGGGAATTGAAATGGGGAAAATCAGCGTTGAAGAGTTTGAGAAGGCGGTTGAGGTGTTCGGGTTTGAAAGCTCGGTTGTTACTGCTATTTGGAACACGATGAATCGGAATCCTGCGAACCGCGATGAGTGGGAAGAAGTATATGACAGGTACTTGGCTCATAAGTACACGCAGGAAGGAGCGGGCAATGGTTTGGAAAGAAAATGAATGCGTCGGCTGTCCGACCGAGCTTGGATGCTTGGGAAGTGCCTGCCCGAACAGGAACGTGATACATCTTGAGTGCGATCATTGCCACAAGGAGGTTGACAAGCTGTACTGGGTAGGAGAAGAACAATGGTGCGCTGAATGCGTTTTAGATGACTGCGAAGAAGTTAACCCGGAAGCTGAACTTGAATAGTTCGGCTTTCTTTTTTTTCTATATATTTATATTTTTACTATTTTTTATATGAACAATGTAGGAAAATAGTACATTTTGGAAAAGTCCCTATAGAGAGTGAATATATAGAGAAGTTTCCGAAAATGTACGAAATTCGTACATCGAAAGAAAAATCCTTCATACTGCATAAAATATGCTTGACAAGCGGCTTGTTTGTGTGGTAGATTGTGGATGAAATCAAATAGCGAAGAACAGCTACCGAGGAAAAGGAGATTTTGACAATGGCATTAACAAGAAAGTTCCTGTCTGCTCTGGGAATTGAAGCGGACAAGATCGATGAGATTATTTCCGCACATACCGAGACTGTGGATGCGCTGAAGCAGGAGCGCGACGAGTATAAGGCTACTGCGGATAAGCTTCCGAGCGTTCAGAAGGAACTGGACGAACTGAAAGCAACCGTTGAAAAAGACGGCAAAGACCCGTACAAAGTCAAGTACGAAGCTATCAAAGAGGAATTCGACGCTTATAAAAGCGAACAGACTGCTAAAGAAACAAAGGCACAGAAAACAGCGGCATATAAAGCCCTGCTTGCAGAGTGTGGTGTGGCAGATAAGCGGATTGACGCTGTGCTTCGGGTATCCGACGTTGATGGAATCAAAATTGACAAGGACGGGAAGATTGAAGATGCGGCAAAGCTGAAGAAAAGCATCGCTGAAGAGTGGTCTGACTTCATCGTGACCAAGGGACAGCAGGGTGCGAATACTCCGACACCGCCGCAGAACAACGGCAACAGCACTATGACGAAAGCGGATATTCTGAAGATTAAGGATACCCGCGAAAGGCAGAAGGCTATTGCCGAACACATTGATTTATTTCAGAAAGGATGAATTAACCTATGGCGGCAACAAATGTTGAAACCTTAACTACCCCTCGCGACAGTCTTCCGAACGTTTATACTAACGTAACTGCCCGTGAGATTGACTTCGTAACCCGTTTCGGAACGACTTGGGAAGCCCTGCGTGAAGTACTGGGCATTATGCGTCCGGTTCGCAAAGCTCCCGGCTCTACGCTCGTTTCCTATACTGCTTCCGTAGCACTGGAAAACGGCGACGTTAACCCCGGCAATGTCATTCCGTACAGCAAAGCGACTATCACACAGGCGGCAAAAGAAGACCTTGCGCTGAAAAAGTATGCAAAGGCTGTTCCGATTGAGGACGTAAACAAGTACGGCGCAGAGATTGCTGTTCAGAAGTCCGACGAAGCGTTCCTCAACGAACTGCAGACTGTAGTTCTTGACGATTTCTACGACGAGCTTACCGGGAACACTTCTGCTATGGCTATCACCGAAACAACGTTTCAGATGGCTGTGTCTATGGCTATCGGCAAAGTTCGGGACAAGTTCAAGAGAATGCGCAAGAACGCTTCCAATATCGTCGTATTCGTCAACACTCTTGACGCATACAGATATCTTGGCTCTGCGGAGATTTCCGTTCAGAACGCATTCGGTATCGACTACATTCAGAACTTCCTTGGCGCAACTACGCTGATTCTGTCTTCCGATATTGCAGAAGGCAAGGTCATCGCTGTTCCTGCAGACAACCTTGTTCTGTACTACATCGACCCCGGCGACGGCGAGTTCGCCGCGCTTGGTCTGAACTATACCGTTGAGGGCGAGACTAACCTTATCGGATTCCACGCTAACGGCAACTATTCTACCGCAGTCGGCGAGAGCTTTGCCCTTATGGGAATGAAGCTGTGGTATGAGTATGCGGACGCTGTGGCAATCGCTACGATTAACGCAGGTTAAGGAGTAAAAGATGCTTACCGAATTATGCGCTGAACTGAAGAACTACTTCGACAGAGGACAGCCGAAATGGTTTCAGCGTTTCACGATTGAAAACGGCTCCATCGATTTGCCGTTGCAGGAAGGTCAGTATTTCCGCATAATCGGGAGCACGTTCAACGACGGCGTACATCAATATCCGACGACTTCCTTGGTTGATGAGACTTTCTCCGGTGCTGTTTGGGCTATGGCTGTTCCTCCTGCAGTCATAGCCCTATCCGGGGAAATAGATGCGTGGCAGGCACAGTACGCAGACGTGCTGAAAAGCCCGTACACCTCTGAAAGCTTTGGCGGATACAGCTATACGCGAGCGAGTGGCGGAAGCTCGGGCGGCGTGAGCAATGACACGCCGTCTTGGCAAAGCACGTTTGCTTCACGGCTGAATCAGTGGAGGAAAATCCGATGAGCTTACTGACTGAACAGATGGTATCCTGCGTGATGCTGAACAAGCAGACTGTGGCTGACGGCTACGGCGGCTACATAACGACTTGGGCAGACGGAGCGCAGTTTCAAGCGGTGATTGTGTTCGATACTTCTATCGAAGCCCGTGCGGCTGAAAAGCAGGGCGTTTCGAGCCTGTACACGGTCACGACGACAAAGGCTCTGACGCTTGAATATCACGATGCATTTCGCAGAGTTGAGGATGGCAAGATATTCCGTGTTACCTCGGACGGCGATGATAAGTATACGCCTGCGAGTGCTACGTTGAATATGCGGCAGGTAACTGCAGAAGAATGGAGCTTGCCAAATGGATAAGGCGCAGGCTCTTCATTCTTTTTGGTCGTCATTTGGGATTCCTGCCTACGACGAACAGACGGTGCCGGACGATGCAGTTCTTCCGTATATCACGTACAATGTGGCGACGGACAGCCTTGACAATGTTGTTCCGCTGACTGGTTCTGTGTGGTACAGAGGAACATCTTGGGCGCAAGTTGAAGCGAAGGCGAAAGACATTGCCAAATATGTCGGGGAGTACGGACACAAGGTCATAAAGACCGATGGCGGATATTTGTACATCACAAAAGGCTCGCCGTTTGCACAGCGCGTGGTTGACGCAAGCGACGAACAGATAAGACGAATCTATATCAACATTATGGCGGAATTTCTGACCGCCTATTAAGAAAGGACGAACGCATATGGGTATGTTTACGGTTATCCCGGAGAATACTTTCGAGGGTATGCAGTTGGACGCAGGCGTTCTGCTGAAGACTTTTGACCCGACGAATGTAGCCGCTCCGGACGATGAGGATATCATCACTGCAACGACTGGCGGCATTCAGATTTCCGTTACGCCCGAATATTCGGATTTGGGCGAAGACGTTGATAATTGCCCGGCTAATATGAAAGAGTTGAAACACCTCGATAGTTGGACTGTTACCGTCGGTTTCACGGCTCTCGGAACATCGCCGGAAGCAATCAAGCTCGCTCTTGGTGCGGCTGATATTACCGGGAACAAAATCACGCCGAGGAAAGACCTTGCACAGACTGACTTTGCTGATATTTGGTGGGTAGGCGACAGAGCGGACGGCGGGCTTGTGGCGGCGAAACTTATCAATGCCCTGTCTACTGACGGATTCAGCCTGCAGACAACAAAGGCAGGAAAAGGACAGACTTCTGTTACGCTGACAGGTCACGTTTCTATCAATGCACAGAACGTGATGCCGATTGAGCTGTATTCTATGGCTCCGGCTTCTCCGTGAGGAATAGCGGATGAAATTATCTGAATTCAAAGGCGAGGACGCGATTGACGTCCTCGCTGATATTATAGAGCCAATCACAGAGATCGTAAAAGACGATGAAGTAACAAAACTGTGGAAGACGAAGGGTAATAACGTAGCAAACGCCGCAAAGGTTATTCTGAAACGGCATAAGCATGAAGTCGTGGAAGTTCTTGCGGCTATGGAACGCAAGACCTATGATGAATATCTGCCGGAAGTTACGGTTCTGTCTTTGCCGATCAAATTACTTGAAGTTCTGAATGATAAGGATTTCATGGATTTTTTTACACAGCAAGTCGGGACGATAGCCGCAGGGTCTTCTGGCGATGCTACGGAGAATACAGACGGAGAAGCCTAAAAGGCTTCATTCGCTATTATAACGCCTGTCTTGAGGACGGCATCCGTGAAGATATTTATCGGGTATATATCACGGAAAGCCTGTACGCATACGGTGACGGTA